CTGATGCAGATCAAGTGTGATTGAGTTGTCTGCGAGACCTGCGATACGTGTTACCGCACCGGATGAACCGAACGATGTTGTAGCAACTTCAGCCTTTGTCAGGTTGAGTGTTACTGATGCGACATACGACGTGATGTCGGTGTTCGCTGTGCCGAAGGTGACCGCTACGTTTGTGAGAACTTGCTTTGCCATATTTGATACTCCTGCCTCACGGCACTCGAAGATTAACTAATAAAACTCTACACGCCAGCAGGACGACGAATCAACAGACTAAGCGTACACCACCACACGGAAGTCAACCATCAGATAGGTCGCATCGTTGCCATCCATCGTGGAAATATTCGACGCAGACTCAACCAGGAGATTCTGAACCACCCCACCCAAAGACCGGTCAGCCTCTAACGCTGCACGAACCGAAGTCGTACCTTCATAGGACAAATACCCATCCAAAGCAGTCTGGGCGGTACGCTCCGCCGACCTGCCCACAACTACCGAAACAGTAAAGATATGGGTGACCAACCCGCCACGCATCGCCCCGTTATAGGTGATTGATTCCAACATAGGCCAAGCGAACGGAGCGTTGATATTGTCTGGTTGCTGAGCGTAAGCCCGTAAGCCTGGGATCGTGGCTAATGCGTTAGCGATACCAGTCTTAATTTCTGTGACTGAATAGCTCATGCAAATATCCGCATACGACGATACGGTTCAACCAACTGAGCCATATCAGGGTCAAGGTATCGAGACACACGGATTTGTCCGAGATCGCCAAATCCGACTACACCCAAAGGCGAGTCGTAGCGTTTGAAGATGCGTGAAGCCTGAATGATCGTTGCCTGCGTTACAGGCTCCGGCACAGCAGGCCAACCAAACACAGCAGTCACCTGAACCAAAGCCTGCTCACCATAGTTCGCATTGACAGTCGGGAACAGATAATCACCTACAGCACGAATCTTGTCGTAACTCCACGTCAACCCGTCAAGGTTTCCGTTCAATGGTTCAAGCTGATAGTCAGATACTTTCCATGTAACGTCAAAAGTTCCGTCAGCCTGTGAAGATGTTTTGAGTGTGATTGCTGTTCCAGCGATGTCATCAATGGAACAGTAGAACGAATCCTCAGCCTGATACACACGGGATGCCGTACCACTCTGCCAGAACTTACGATTGCAATAACCATCAATCAGACGTGACGCTGCACCAACACAGTTATCAATCAAGTCGTCATCAAGGGTGTCAGCCGTTCCAATGCGGAGAGCTGCCTTCACTTGGTTTCTGGTTGCGTAGCCATTGGTGATCGTCATGGTGTTCCGATTCTAGTTGATTGACGCTGCACCACGATACGGCACACCCTCAAGCGAATAGTTCACAAACGGGTTCAACGAATACACTTGGCATGAGTACACATCCCACAACCGTTGCTTCATCGCTCGAAGGTGCATCTCATACAAAGCCCAATGCGAATCACCAGGCACATAACCATCAACCCTGTCACGCCCACCCAACGAACCACAGTCAGCCCCAACCAACACAATGAACTTCGCCCCCATGTGCGCTGCCAAGTGCATCGCCCCATGAATGCTCGAAGACCCGATAGTCAACTGTCCTGACAACACAGGCCAATCCTTACCGTGCGGATCAAACGATGTCCCAGGTCTGCCGGTACGAGTACCGAACGTGGTCAGATTCCCAGCACAACCAGCAAACACCCCATCGGTACCATGCTCACGCTCAGGGGTGAACGCCCCAATACAATCCTCACGCTTCGCCTCATGCTGAGCGTCTTCGTGATAATGACTGAAACAGTAGTAACCCTTCAAACCGAATACTGAGCCAACGAAGTTAACTGCGATAGTTACCTTGTCGTCAAAGAAACTTGGTGACAGATAGTCGAGTGTCGCACCTGAGCCGAGAACATAGATGGTCTCGCCTTCATGCAGATTCTCATAATCGTCCATCGGGTCGTATTCTCTTAGTCCCATCCGAGTTCCCTTCGTCGTGTTAAGTCCCAATGTCCGGCATCAGGTAAACCTGATTGCCAGCGCATCGTATGAAGCGCAGCGTTTGATGCGAAGCTCTTAGCGTTGCGTTCGTTTAGTTCTGGTGCAGAGTTAATCGTAGAAGAGTTATCGTGAACTATCCCAGCATCCGAAGTCCAGAACTGTATGTTGACCCGCTTTGCACGTTCTTCAAAATCGTTGTCCTCGAAGTAGGCGGGGACATAACATTCCGAAAACAATCCAACCTTGGCAATCACCTCAGACCCGATCCATGCACAACACCAACCAGGCTTCGCCTCAGTCAATGTCACCGAATCAGGTTTGCAATCGTTGTAGAAAACCTCTAGTTGTCCTGGCTCAAAGTATGCGTCAGAGTTCAGGATTATCCAACCGTCAGCGTGTGGGGTTGCTTTGATTCCGAGGTTCCATGATGGGGCGACACCGAGGTTGGTGGGCATTGACCAGACGTGATAGTTCTTGACATGGCGACGGTCAATGACCCAAGGCCAATCATGCAACGTGGACTGCCCACCATTGTCAATGACGATGAGTGTCTCCACCGGATAGTCAATGGACTGTAGGCAGCGTTCTAGTAGGTCGTACCTGTTTAGGACGGGGACGATGATGACTGGCACCATGAGGTCAACTCTTTCATGATTGGCTTCCAGTAAGCGTCAAAAACCTTGTCAGCCCTGTATTGGTCAGCAAAGGCCACAGCCTCATCGCTCACGCCTCTAGGAGCCTCGTAGGCCTCAATCAGGGCATCCACGATGGACGGTACCTGAGGGGTACAGAACCACGACTTCTGATGCGCATCCCAAAACGGTTGAATCGCTACAGCTGACCCAACACCAACCAGTTCAGGTTGAGCGGTGTAGTCCGAGACGATGACCCGTGTACCGCAAGCCTGAGCCTCGATAACAGGGATACCGAAACCCTCACCCATAGAGCAAGCCAACAACACATCTGAAGCCGTGTACAACGCAGCCAAAGCCTGTTGAGGGAAACCAGTCCGATACGCATATGGGTCAACAATCTTGTATTGCTCAGGCTTCACACCACACGCCTCCAGCAGATGCACAAGGTTGATACCACCCATCGCACCATCACGTTCCGTGTGTAGATACAGCAAAGCATCAGGACGGTTTTGAGCAAAGATTGCGAACGCCAGAATGTTCTCACCAAAAGATTTGCGTGAAGGGTTCTGACCTTTGTTCGCAGCGTTCATCATCACAACAAACCTGTCCTCATCAACCTCCATGAGTTGTCTGCCGGTGAACTCACCACGACCATTACTCAACTTGTGTGTAGGAACGAACACATCCTCAAACGCATGAGGCGCATACATCGCATCCACACCCGCATTCTGCAACATCTCTAAACCAAACTTAGACATCGCAATCGGTTTCACATTCGGACGCTTACACCAATCAATCACAGCAGGCGGGCAAGGCGCATGATCGATAGGAACCCACGAAGCGATATTCGGAACCTGATCCAATGATGGTGACTTCAACACCCACACATCAAACAACGTCATCAACATCGCAGGAATATCACGATTCCCATTAGCCCAATCCATCCAATGCGCAACCAGCACATCATCGGAATATGGTGACATTCCTCTTGGGTAAAGCTTTATCCCATTCCAAATAGAAGCCATGCCTTCAATGCCATACATCGCATGGATTGCTACTTCGTGGTTTTTGGTGAGCCTTTGGACGACTTGCGCTGTTTGGGTGCCGTACCCTGTTGGGGCGAACGGGGCGTTTGAGTACCAGAGGATTCGTAACGATTCGGAAGTGGAAGGTCTGCTTGCTCTGGCAAGTGCGCTATTCCCCTTCGGAGCAATATCTCCGCTTCTAGGTCTGGTAACTCGACCGGAGTGTTCTTGACGATTACGAGCATTCTTTCCCACCGTTCTCTCCTTCGCAGGTCGCAGGGTATAAAAAGAAATGAGGGTAGGCCACCCTGCGTGTTTGGCCTACCCTCAAACTTACACCGATATTGCTATCGGTTGCACTACCTCAAACCAATTATGGTTGGAGGAGGTGCTTGATGTGTGATGTCTGTGGCAAATCGCCATCGACACGGAATGTCGCACGGAACGTGACGAGACCAGCATTGAATGCGTAGTCATCGCTGCGATCCAAACGAAGGCCACCAACGGTTCGTACATAGTACGAAGGCAGGTGCCCAACGATGACAGACTTAGTTCCGCTTGCTACGTCAACCATTGATGGGTTTTCGTAGATTGGCTTGCCCAAGAGCATGTCTGGTGATTCCATTGAAAGAGCTGGCTGGAACACATAGTTTCCTGCGGTGTCCTTCAACTTGCGTACTGCACCGATTGACTTGCCGTTCATCATCCAGCCAACGCCTGGAAGGTTGCGAGCTGCACCGTCCAAGGAGTAGAGGAGGTCGATGAGGTTGTCTGCGGTGAAAGCAGTTGCGGTACCTGCGGTGCCACCAACAGCCGATGCGGTCACGATGCCGTTAGGTGCATCAGTTCCCGAACCAACAGTCAATGCTGATCCAACAGCGTAACCGAGTGCGTTTCCAACCTGGTCACCCAAGAATGACAGCATGTCAACGCCAGCGTCTTCGAGCAGTTCTTGTGAGACCTGTACGAGGAACGAATATTTGAAGGCTGAAAGCGTAATGAAACTGTTAAATACCGGATCACTTTCGCCAATTGCTGAACCTTCGCCAGTTACCGTGCCAACCGAGTAGGTGGACAACGATGGGATTTGGAGGTTTTCGCCACCTGCGGTGTTCAGAACCGTTGAGGTCTGAAGTACCGGAGCGATCA